GGTTTAGTAAAGGATAAACGAATCATATTGGCGGTAGAAGCCTCATGGTCTATGGTTCTACGAAGTTTGTGATAGAACACTGGGTCGTCAACGATAATCTCACAGTCCATTGAGTATTCAGTCTTACCCTCAACTGCGAGCGAAGCATTACGAGCACCACCAAATGGAATTTGGTCAGTAGCGCTGTCAGTGACAGCAGCGCCGTTGATAGTGTAGAATTGTTGAACTCCAGTGTTACCTGATAGGGTGAACGACACAACTTGCCCGACTGTAATACCAGCGATGCTTACTGTTCCATTATAGAACATGAATGGCTTTTGTGTGCCCTTTTCGATACCGGCTTCTTTTCTACCCACTAGGTCACCAGCAGTTTCTTCAAACATACGGTGGGTTTTGTATCTGTCACCTTTCTCTCCGGCTGAATAATTATTAGATGCACCACTTTCAAGACGGCCAGTATCTGTATAACAAAGAGCAGAATCAAAATTCACTGTTAGTCTTAAAGCAGCATCTGTATCAGCAGTCATGCTGAAATCTTTGACTTTACATCCTTTGAATACACGAGTTAGTTGTTTAGGGTCAGACGGGCCGTTGTCTGTGACATCGGCATCAGCACCATCCACATCTCTTCTACGAATACTAACTTCTAACGCAAAAGAAGGAAGAGCATCACGAGAGTATAGCAATCTTCTAACACCATTGGTAAGCGCTCCTGTTGATTCACGATGAGGGCTACCAGTTTTCGTCGCTCCTCCTCCGTTCCCATTATAACGAATAAATCTCAAGTGAACGCCAGTTTCATGAGCATAACAAAGACCATCATCTAAGAAAACTGTGTTGCCATTAATAGCAGCAATTCGACGAATTTCTTTTTTCTGTGTTTGGTCAAAATATGTAGTTCCTGTTACACCAGCAGCACCAAAAGCAGCACTTGCACCTAAGTCACCTGCTTCTTTGAATGTTACAATGTCCTCTACATTACTATCTAAGAAAACAATATAATCACCAGCAGCAACAGCCGATGTTCCGTTACCATCATTAGCGACACTTGTAAACTCAGCGCCACCGCTTAGTGTGATGACAGTCTCACCTTTTTCAACAGACCCGTTTAGAGTTCTATTAACGCTTGTAAGACCGTCAAATTGGTTACTTACTGATACTGATTCCATACCTAAACAATAATACAACCAACGAGGATTGTGCATGTTTACTTCAAAAGAGCCACCTTCGTTTAGGAAACGACCCGGCACTTGAATTGCAGTATCTCGACCAAGCCCTACAATGTGATATCGCTTTAGGTCTACTTTTGTCTCAGGTAGAGTTAGAGTAGCAGCAAGACCGAGGAACTGGTCAGTCAACACACGCTCACTACTGTCTTTTGCTGTTTTACTCCAACCGCCCATATTGGCATCAAAAGTAGGAGTTCCGAATGATTCAATGTAAAGAACATCATTAGTGCTTGATTGGTTAGCATTAGCAGCAGTTGATGTAGTTGTTTTCAAAGCAGGTGTGACTGTAAGTTGTGTTCCTACACCATGCTCATTTTTATGCTCCATAATCGTATATGTTCGACCAGTGTTATGGGAGTCGTCAGCAGTAAAGTTAGTAACACCGATAATTGAGATTCTACTACCTACCAACATACCGACTGGGTAGAGTAAAAAATTATTAACACAAGGAGTGGCAGCAGCACCTCCACTAAATTCAATTACGCTAGTATTAGCGTTTGCATCAGTGCTTTTATGACTGAAAGCAAAATTACTTCCTGCATAATTATGTTTTAGTTTTAGTCCTGTTTCGTGACCGAATGAAACTTCGGTTAAATCTCCTTTGTATACTGTAGATGGCATGTCGGCTCAACTCAAGGCACTAACTCCGCAAAGATAACTACTTCTATCTGAAAGGTCATACGAAATAATACTTTTGACCTATCTGACAAGTCAGTGCGAGTTTTGTATACCATTCTATCGAAGTTCACACCATCACCTTTTCTTACATTGTGTATAAGGCGGCGTATCTCGTTTTCCATGGCTTGTAGATGCTTCCTACCTTTAGCAGTGCGGGCATCTACCGTGATGTTTAGACGGGTGGTTACGAAATCATACAACAACTCAGGTGCTTCTTCGTTGTGCGCCGTTTCATAACATAGAATATAGTCGTGACGAGACAGGTCTATCCTCTTACCTCGCTCGGGTTGTAGTGTGGCGATATCTGCTATGACTGGTTTGATGTTACCTGTGTTAGCACGATTCCAGTCATTAAGGGTATTGATTACCATATCTAAAGATTCAGTAAATGTCGCTACCATAGTATCACTCCTTGTATCTTTTAATATCAGGCAGCAACATACCGCCCTTGAATATCAATTTATGCTGCATCAACATGGGTGACTCACGAAGCATACGCTTATCAGCATCTCTTAAGGCAGCATCAACTTCGTTTTGAGGCGCTGGTTGGCTACCTTTTTTGTAACCATCATCAGTTTTCCTAATACCCCTTTCGCTCAACTCTTGAGCCTCTACCTTTTCTCGATAAACTACAGGTCTTTTAGTAACGACTTGCCTCATCTCTTCCTGATATTTTGGGTCGGACAACTCAGCAGTAAGAAGTTGTAAAAACTCATCTTGAGGCCCACTAACCATAACGCATCACTCAAATACTACTATCTCTATGTATCTAGCAAGTATGCTATCTACTTCTGCCCTCAACAACTGTATCTTAGCGGTTAAGTCTACATTCTGTGTGCCTTCAGGAATCAATACGCTACGGTCATCCGACATCAAAACATCTATCGCTACCATCTTTGTAGCGGCCTCTTCTATAGCCTTCTCAAGATAACGCTCACCATAGATGTAAGAACACTTAATCGCATTCCATTCAAAGAAAGGATAGGAGTTGTTAAAATAAATCTGACCTACTTCATGGTCGAGCCACCAGTCACGCAGTCTTGCATTGTCGCCTTTACTACTACCGCCTTGTAGGTCAATTACTAAAGTGGACTGAGAAATAGCACCGGAGATGTCACTCAAAGGAGAACCTATTACAATAACACATCCTGTAAAAGATGTATTAGTTTTACCTGTATATCTAAACACAGTATCCCCTTTCACACAAACACCGGCTGCGGCAAACGCTTCAGTGCTATCTACATTGACTGTAGTGTTAACTACGCTAGTGACATTGGCAGTGTGAGTTGCTACTTGAGCAAACTCAATGTTACTATCAGTAGTAACTATAGAACAAACTTCACCACCTTTACCAGCACGCATACTTGTTACCTTTACTTGACCAGTGCCGTAATCAGAATTAGCACTAGCGTAGAATTCATTGTGAACAGCAACATTAGCAGTAGACCCTTCTAAGGTGAACGCAGGGTCAAACTCCACTGCTGCTTTATTTACTCTATCTTCTTTATTGATTAGGTCAGCAAGATTCTGTGCTGATGTAGCAGCGTCAAAGTCAGCCCTCCATTGATTAGAGCCTGTGCCGATTGTTAGAGTAGAAGCAGAACCGTTACCCGGCGACATAACGATAGAACCTGACAATGCTCTCACATCTTCAGGTAGTTTAATTCGCACTTCAGCGCTACATATCTCACGATAATCGTCACCTTGCCACAGTTCTAAACGAAGGATTTGTTGAACATTCCTAAACAAAAGAGGGGCTGTTCCTACATAATCTGTATAATATCGCCTTCTGTATGGCTTATATGTGTCAAAATTAATGTATTCAGCACTAACAAGATAAGGTCGCCAAGCGTTGTGAGTGATGTTATCTATCTTGTCTTGAGCCTCTTTGATACGATTTTCTACTATGGATTTTTTCATACCACGAGTTTTACCATTGGTGAACGATGCTGTGTTTTGAACATAGGTGTTGTCAGCCGCTTGATAATCAGCAGCAGTGATTGTGTCAGCAAAATTAAGTTGCACCCCACTAGCACTTGTTCCTATGGAAGTAATGACTCTTTCAAGACCCAACGGGTCAGCATCGGAGTAAATAAGAATAGTATCACCCTTCTCAAACCCGATAGTTCTAAAATCCGCACCAGTAACAAATACAGCAGTGGATGTGCTATCAGCGCTTACTAATACAGCATCTTGCGGGCCGATTGATAAGAAGTCAGCAACTTTCTGTGCTGTGGTGTATACAATAGCGGTAGGGTCTAATGGTCTTGTTTCTGCTTCACCGGGGTTGAATACTACTGGCATTTCTTATCCCCCGTCACAAAACACTTCTTGGTCTTAGCCTCTTTCTTATCCACTTCTTTTGACTTAACATCAAACCATTCATCAAGGAGTTTACATCGTGTCATGCTCTATTCTCCTCATCTACAAAAGCAAGATTATACTCCATTGGTTTATTACAACTACCGCAGTTTTCTCTCCACATAAAATGAAGCATACCGCAGTGTTTACACCGAGTGCCTGAGCCAATGTTTAGAACATCACTGGCTTTGAGATTACGATTACGCTGTTGCGAAGTTATACCCTTAAGTGGGTTTTCTTCATCAATTACTTTACCGAGTAGAGTTTGTGCGTCAGAACGAATGCCTTGCTTTTGAAAACGCTCAATGTCCGTAAAGTCAATTGATTGCTCTCCCAGCGACATACATACTCCTCACGCTCAAACATAACTCACTACAATGTAAATATTTCCTAATACAACAATTGGGTCTGATGCTACTAAACTTGTAGTAGAACTGGCATCACCAAGTGTGCCTACTGCTGTTGCTATAGTAGTTGATATAGTAGCAGGGTCAGTAAATTCTTTTGGTGAGAAAGGCCCGACTACCTTGTATTTAGGAGTCAAATTAGCCATCTAGGTCACCTCAAGAACGGCGACCCATAGCAACAAAGGTGCAAGCAGCACCGACATTCAAGGTAGTTCCGTTAATACCGTGTGTTACGGTAGCAGCGCTACCTACAGCGTTAACCATAGCGCCGTCAATTGATGCTAGTAGACCACTAAGGTCTACTGCTTCGCTACCGCTTGTGCTTCCTGTTACTATCATTCTATCTCCAAAGTAAGTTGGTCTTGGGTCTATTGTTGCCATATTTATTCATCTCCGTCTGTTTCTTTTGATTCTTCTACAAGTGCTTCTGTTTCTTGAACTCCATTAGGACTCATTACAGTTGCTACAAGTTCGAGTAGTGTTGTCTTGGTTGCATAACCTTTTGGTTTGATATCATACTTAGCAAGCCAAGCAACGATGTCGCCTCTCTTCCAAGTCTCATCAGGTGTGCTGTTGTTCCCAGCATCTACAGGCTCATAGCCTTCTACCCTGTATTTGTCTCCAAGACGACCAGCGTATTTGTCACACCATGCGGTAGTGACCTCTTGAGGCTGACCTCGTATAAATTCAGGATAGGAAGGGTCTATGTTTCTTTTAGAAAAAGACCGACCTATGTAGGTTACTGTAGGCACTTAAAGCACCTCAGTTGTAAAACACTACTAATTGACCGCTTGTTACAGTTCCTGTGGTTTCAAATGTAATAGTAAGTCCACTGTGGTTACCGCCAATAGTTTGACCATTGTTTGCTGTTCCACCGGATACTATGTGTGATAGGATACTGGTTGCTCCTCCACCTAGGATGATTGTTTGTCCGTCAGTGGTTGAACCAAGTGTAATCAAAGCCATCTTAGGTGCTGGTGCGTAGCCATTTGTTGCATCTGATTGTAGAGGCTTGAATGATTCAAGGTTACCCGGGTATGTGCTACCACGGTTCAAGTAATCAGTTGTGTCGTGTGACCCTGCTCTAAGTTCCCATGCGCCTACGAGTGTTGCATTTCCGCTTGCTGTTCCGCTAATTGTTAATTGTTCTGCCATATTTATCTCTCCATGTTATTTTATTTATTTATTATCCTCACTTCAAGTCACGAATGCTTGCTTGTGCACCAAAGAAAGTAGTCCATACTTCTCCCATGGTTCGGTAAAGACCTTCCTGACCCAATCTGTTGATTGCGAATGGGTCACCAGTTTCGATACCGGACTCGAAGTATTGTGTAGGAATTGCTGTGCTGAAATACATATAGTCAGTGTCTAGTAGATACATTCTGCTTAGACCATCAGCGTCTACAACATCCTTGGATGGGATGATTGGAACACCGTTGTAGGTTGCTACGATGAAACCGGCTTCAATACCCGGAACACCCTTAACACCGTTGTAGGTTGGTGTAACTCTCTTCTCTTCCATGAATCTTTGTTGTGCTTGTAGAAGTTGTTGTAGTCTCATTAGAGTGTCATATCCAGTTAGGATAACCTTTGGATTACCACCACGCTCCCAAACTTGTTGGAAGATTGTGTCTAGGTGGTCTAATGATAGAACACGCTTGTTTCCTGCTGTGGTGTCTGCTGCACAGTTTACTTCAGCGTGTGACCAAGCGTTTGCACTTCGGTCAATACTGTAGATATCTAGGTCTGCTGCTGCGTCTACATGCTGGTCACCGCCACTGGTTTTTAGTCCAGTTCCAGTAGGTGAACCGCCACCATCGGCTGCGGTGATTCTGTCAAGTGACTCAAAGTTGTTTCCAGCGACTGTGCTGGTGTCTTGTAGTAGCATTAGGTTAACCATTTCAGCGTGGTGCTTACCCATTTCTTCTTTTAGAACTGAGCGCATGTCACCTAGACCATCATCTTTGTCAGCAAGGAATACTGCGACTTCGCTTACATCGAATGAGTGAGCGATTGTCTTTGGTTTTGCTGCTACATGTTGGAAGGTTGGTTTGACAGTTTCAGGCAGTGTGCCGTTTTCTGCTATTCCACCGTGAACTGCTCCACCGTTTGGCTTTGCTGTGATAACTCTCCAACCACTTCTTTCCCATGGTTTCTTTGGTAGGATTGAGAATGCGTTAAATTCTTGGTTCAACTGTGACCAAACTTTTCTACCGTAGATTGCTTGGTATGTTCCAGCAGTGGTGCTGAGCATTGGTGAATCAGCCTTCAATAGTTCGCTTCCTGTGTAGGTGTAGCCCATTGAGTTACCTGCTCCGTAGTAGTATCTTTCCATATCTGTTACTGTTCTTACATAATTTCGTGCCATATTTATCTCTCCATGTTATTTTTTTTGTTGTTTCGAGCCTCACTCGTTTCGGTATAGTCCTCCAGCGAGTTGGTGAACTTCCTCCCAAGTCATGTTAGCCAAGTCTTGTGTGCTTGGAACTTCGACTGTAGGTGCGGCAGACTTTGCGATTGTTTCGCCAGCGCCACTGGATAAGTTGTCAATTCTTTCGTTAAGTGCTCCAAGAGCCTTCATGACTTCATCAAGTGGGCCACGAGCGTCGAATTCTGCTGCTTGAGCCTTTGCGATTTCTGCTTGCTTTTCTTGAGCATAGCGACCCTCGAAGTTAGTTTCAAGAGACTTGCGGAATTCTTCTTCCTCTTTTGCTGCTTTGAAAACACCGTATGCTTCTTCTAGTCTGTGAGAATCTACTTGGGATGCGTTGATGAAGTCAGACTTCTCAACTTTTGCACCGCCACTCATTAGTCCAGCACGCTGTAGAGCGTTGGTAGATGGGTTGCCACCTTCTTGAGCACGACCTTTTACTTGTCCTGCGAAGTAATCAGCGCCGTCACCGATTGCTTCAGGAGTAGAACCTAGGTTTGCTTTTGCTACAGTATCAAAGTGAGCACGAGCAGCACCAGTGTCAACACCAGCAGACTTTAGGGTGTTTTCCATCCAGTCTAGGTATTCAGCAGTGATAACATCGGAGTATTCAGACTTCATTTTGTCGTCTTTCTTCTCTTTCTCTTTGTCTTTGTCTTTGTCCTCCATGTAGTTGGCCTTCATTTTGTCGTCTTTCTTATCGTCGTCATCCTTCTTGCCTTTCTTTTTATCCATGTGCTCTTTCAAGCCCTTTGGCATTTCGCCTTTTTCCATAGAGTCAAGTCGGCCTTCTAGTCGGGTCAATACATCGTTCATTTGTTCCATTACATCATCAGTCATTTTATTCACCATTTTGTTTTTATCTTCTTTTAGTATATTGAATGTGGCTTCCGGGTTTATTCCTTTTTCGCATATTGTTATTTCGTGTAATTCTAATTTTGAGATTTCTTGATATGAGCCATGGTTTTTGTCGCTTTTGTTAACTCTTTTGAATGCTTGACCCCCGATACTAAATCCTGTTAGATTTCCTTTTCGGATTTCACTTGCTACTTCTCGTGCTTTCTCGATGTCGTTTCTTAATTTTACTACAACAAACATTCCAGCATCGTCAACTTCGCTTTTCCATAACCTCCCTTGATTGTCAGTATAATTTGATATTACTTCTCCTACTTGAATATTAGAGTGTGCTAGTTGAACATTCCTGTATTTGGGGTCTGACATGAATTTTTTGAAAGCGTCTTTCAATGCTGACCTTGTAATTAAATCTCCTTGTTTGTCTACCAACTCAACTGAGGCATAACCTGCAACAATGAGGTCGTTAGACCCTTTGAGCAATTCAAGGTTTCTCCGCTTAGTTCGCAACACACTAATTCCTCCTCTATTTGTTTACCTATATTAATAAAACCCTAAGCCTCATAATCCGATTCTGCTTCATAAGTAGGAGACTGCTTGGCTTTTTTCTGTTTCAAGCGCCTCATCATGGCTACTGGGTATTCATCTTCCATATCCTCAGTTGGGCGCTCAATCATATCCCAATCAGGCACACTCTCTTCGCTGGTGAGTCTTGTTGGGCCTCTTGGTGATTCTATAGCACTACCAACATCTATACCCATACCCTGAGCACTGGTCATACCTGACATTTTTTCTTTAGCAACTCTATCCATTCTTTCACTTAGGTCTGCTATTCTAGTAAGAGTCTCAAGCATTTTTACTTTGAGTAGAGTCTTTTCATCATCAGCGTCTATGATACCATGTGATTGTTTTTCACTATGTCGTCTATCTTTCTTATCGTGCATTGAATGATATGTCTTATCAGGTATAATCTCTTCAACAACACCTTCATCTTTTTTCTTATCCACACCTTTCAACATCAAGGATACGGCTTGAGTCCACAAAGGTCTGACACTTTCTGCTAACTGTAAAGTATAATCAGATTGACTTAATTCTCCTAGTATAGACTTAGGAGAGTGCACCCAATTACCAGTATGAGACGATTCTGCTTTATACACTACTTCGTCTAGTCCTTCAAAGACAACTGATATCTCGTTTTCTTTCAACACTACATCATAGGCTACAGGTATGACAGGATGAGACTTTGCTAACAAGGATAAAGTTTCAAGACTGGCAGGACTTTCTGCTTCTGCTTCTCCTACTATCTTTGAAGAAGTTACATCGTAAATTGTTTTACCGTTACGATTTCTTTTCTTAACACCTGATACTGATATAGATACTGTATCACCTTCATTAAACGGTTTAGGACTCTTGATTGTTCCAACATCAAGATATTGTTTGCCTTCATAATCTACACCTCTATTACCAAATCCTTCGGAGTCAAGTGGCCCTGCTCCTAGTCTGTATGTGTATGGGCCTTTACCCCTAACATCAAGAATAATGAAACTAACATTCTTATTCTTACGAAGTAAAAACCACTTAGGATGTCTGCGCTCACCACGCATATATGTAGAGTTAGCATCACGAAGTAATAGTTGCTTATGCTCGTTTTGTAAACTTTCAACTGTGGATTCTAAACCACCGCTTTCAGTAACTCTTGTATCAAACGGCCCGGGAACTAATACATGTTCATGACTATCAAACTGACCACGCAAAACTTTGAGCCTTTCTCTCACAGTCATATCTGCTATGTTAGTTCCGTCATAATCTAAGATATCTATGAGATGTATATTGTCTTTCATTCTCACAGCGTCTACCATGTAGTCTTTTTCAGTAAGTGCTTTCAGGTGTTTCTTATCATCAGTAGTCAGCATCACAGCATCGTTACCTTCACCGTATGCAGAAACTTTGTCACCTTTTCTAACGATTATCATTCGTTCACCATCATAGAACGCTGATACTACCCAGTCTCCACTAAAACCTCTAAGTGCGTCAAAGTCTTTCAAAGAGAATATTCTATGCATCGGAAGAATAGGCGGTGGTTTTGAATCATCTTCTTTCAATAGTGCATCAGGATTCATCAATACAGTAAGAGTTTCAGTAGGGTCACTTGCAGTAAATAACGACATATCAGAATGGGCTGGCATAGCAACAACATTGGTTCTGCTCATGTTAGTAGTGTTAATAGGTAATTCATAATTAGATGATAGAACCTGCTGCACAGCCTCTTCACCATGTAGTTCATTCATCACTGCTTCAGGAATAGAATGTAAGAATTGCTCTTCTGTATTTGTTCCGGCTACAGCCTTTTTGTTACCGGGGAACTCCATACCAACTGATGGTGTCATTGGATACCCACTATCCATACCACCTGAAATATACATGTCTTGAACTGATGCACCTGTAGAAGTGGCTGGATGAATAGGTTGTGACCTGTAACCAGCCAGTCTGACTTTTGTTGCGGGGGCGATTACTTTATCCATGGTCTGTGCTTGTTCAGGGTCGAACAAGTAAAGGTCATGAACTAAACTCTTGGCTCTATTTACTGGCCCGTCTATATCCCCTGTTATCGCTCCGAGTGCATTGTTACCTGTGCCATA